TTTCCATTTTTTCTAGAATTTCTGGTTTATTATATACTTTACGCATATTGCTACGTAACGGAACTAACCATGGTTCCATTTTCTCTTCTAACGAACCTGGAAGAAATCCGTTATCTTCATTTGATACTGTAGGACGTGTTATAATAATTTTATTAATTTGTCTTTTGAAAAACATATCTAAAGCAATTTGAACTGCTAACAATGTTTTTCCAGAACCAGCTTTTCCTAATATAAAATTAAAAGGAGTTTCTATAATCTTTGCTTTTGCTTGTTTTTGTTCTTCTGATAATGTAATTGAAAACTTAATGTCATTTTTTGGAGGAGTTTTCTCCCGGTTTTGTGTAGCCATAATAACCTTGATTAATTAAAACAATTTTATAAGTGTAGATTCTTGAAGTGTCATATCCTTAAGTGTTTCTATTTTTCCTAAACAAGCCTGACGGATTGCTAAATATGTTTTTCTAGGAGGATATGATGTCATTATCTTAATAGTAACTAATTCTTTGTCTGGTCCTAAATCTTGTTCAATATGAACCATTAGTACTAATTCAATCGCTCGAATACGATCTAATACATCAACAAGGCGACCATCATAACGTATGATCGCTTTCATCGAATATTTGTTGTGTGGTACTGCCATATTATTTCTTTTAATATAAATATTCGAACAGTAAGAAAGGGTGACCGAAGCCACCCTCTCTTATTTACCTTAACTAATTAATTCGTTAAATGATTAAATCAAATTAACTATTAAAGAGTGTTAAGACCACGTACGTATACTTTTCCGTAGAATTCTGGACGAACTACTTTCTTCGCGTAACGTGTCATAACACCTTTACGTGGAGTGAAGTTCACCGGATCGTATACTAATGGAGTCATGATAAGTGGAATGTACGGGCTAAATACAGCACCTGTTTCAAGGAACTGTGCTCCACGGAATCCCATAAGGATTACATTCTCTTTCATGTATGGGTTTTTGTATACAGTGTAACGGTTATTGATTGCACCAATTTTTTGTACACCTGCTGCAAATTCCATTTTAGTACCATCAGTGTCAGCAGCAAATCCTGGGATAGACTCAAGGATAGTTGCAACAGCTGGACTAGTTACTAAGAAGTTAGCACCACCGCGTAATGTTTTTTGGTGAATAGCATTAGATACTTTTTGAAGTTTAGTACCTAAAGTTTGGAACCAACCACCTTGTGTATTATAGAAACCACCAGTTGTAGCTGAAGTTTGAGTAAAGCCTGTTCCGTTCCATTGTTCGTTGTTAACAGCTGACCAATACTCAGTTGTAGGAGCTGCTGCAATCAACATATCCAAGATCTCTAAGTCGATTTCCATAGAAACATACTCAGACAACATTGAAGTTAATTCAGCTTCTGCATCAATTGAGTGGTAAGCATTAAGGTCTTGTGCGAACTCTGGAGTCCATACAGCCTTTAACTTACGAGTCTTAGCAACGATTGGCTCTGATTGCATTTCCAAGTTGATTTCTGGAATGTCGATATCAGTGTTATATCCATTACCAGCTGCGCCTAAGTTATCTTCGAAGTCACCACGAGTGATATCAGTTGGTTGTTTGCTATACTTAACAGTATAAGCAGTAGTACCATTTAAACCTGCTGAAGCAGATACAACGAATTCAATTTTACCAGTTGATGCATTGAATTTAGTAAATGCTGGTACATTCATTGCTTCAGTGATAGCTGAACCTGAAGTTACGATGAATGAACGAACTGCTGTTAAATCTGGGTTAGATAAAGATGCAGTTGATACATAAATTACTGAATAACCAGAAAGGTTTGCAGTGTAGTTAGAATCAAAATTAACTGAACCAGAACCTGCAGAAGCAGCTGAAGCAGTTGTAGCTGCACTTGTTGCAGAAGCTTCGTTAATTGAATAACCGAAACGACCTGCACCATAAAGACCGCCAAATGGATCGTTAGCAGTTGTAGTTACACCGAACATTGAGTCATCTGCATTTGGAGTACCAAATGGATCACCAGTGCGGCTATTGTTATCAGCATCAAATCCTGGTTGAGCTGTACCATATTTAAAGTCTAAATAGAAAATAAGACCTGATGGTAAGTTCATTGGTTGAACTGAAACGAATTCTTTAGCAGCAAATTCTGCAAAGATACGACGCACTAAAGGAAGTGCAACGCCTGCCCACTCTTCAGAACCAGCAGTGGTACCTGTAGATGAAGCTTCTTTTACTAATTGACGTGCTTGGTTTTCAAGCAACTGTGACATACCGGCTTTTTCAGTCTCGGTACGAAGACCTTCTAATAGACCGGTCTTTTCCCATTTCGATGCCAACGCTTTAGCTTGGTTGCGTTGTACGAAATCATTTGTTTGTAATAAATTTGAAATACTCACGGTTTTCCTTTTCTTTTAATGTTATAGCAATCCTGCTAATTTTTTCCAACGGTTTGCCAATTCAAAACCTTCTGACAATACTTGAGTTGTTTCTCTGCTTGGAGCTGTTGATGCAGCTGGTTTAGAAGCATAAGATTCTTTAACTACGCGTTTTGCTTGTGGTTTGTTGAATGACTCTGCCAATGTTGTAAATACTAATTTTACTTCTCTTGTATTACCTGCACGATCAAAGTTTTCAATTACTTTCATTTTTTGAGCTTCAGATAATTCAAAATTACGGAACAATTTGTTTGTGTAAAGAAGTTTTGCATTCAAAAGATTTACTTCAGAAAGAATACCTTGAAGATGTTTAACTGTAGCATAAGCTTCTTCTAATTCTGCTTTCATTTCTTCTTTTTCAGAATCTTCGCCTTCAGTTGTCATTTCTGGCTCTTCTTCCATTTCTTCTTCACGAAGAATAGCTTCCAAAATTTCGTCGATTGAATCCATAGAAAGTTCGTCTTCTTCTGGCATTTCATCTTCATGATCCATACCCATGTGCTCACCTTCCATAGCCATTTCATCTTCTAAATTTGGCTCTTCGCTTTCTAAATCGCCTTCTAATTCGCGAATGATTGATTCAAGATCTAAATCTCTATCATCATAACCTTCGTTGTATTCGTCGGTCATTTCTTCATCACTCATTGCAGGCTCTTCTTCCGGCATTTCTTCCGGCATTTCTTCTCCGCCTTCTTGTGAGTAGATATCAAACTCATCAAATTCTCCGTCTCCGTCTACGTCGATTGATAAATCACCTACATCATTTCCGGCTCCAGCTTCTACATCCATTTCTGCATCCATTTCTGGTTCTGCGTCTACTGGTTCTGCGTCTACTGGCATTTCTTCTTCTTCACCCTCGATTTCATTTGTTAGTTTAGTTGCTAACATTCTTTCTAAACGAGGTGCAAAGGCTTCTTGTAAAGCAATTTTAGCGTTAGCTAAAGCAGTTTCTTTAACAGCTTTTGCGTCAGCGATTGCTTCTTTTAGCAAGTCTGATTTTGCCATTGTTTTTCTCCTTAAATTTTGTTTTGGAAATAAGATTATTGAGAATCTTAATAGAAAATAATAATTACTAGACACTATATAGAGGATAGCGTATTTTTCAATAAATATAGACATTTTTGAAAAACCAGTAAAAAAGCCCTAACTTTTGTTAGGGCCTCATACTTTTTATACTTTTTCTTAAAAAGAATTTAAATCTTTAATTTTTTGTAAGAATTTTGCTGCTTGAAGTTGTTTTCTTTTTCTAACACTAGGCTTTTCAAATTCTTTTCGATCTTTAACTGCTTCTAAAATTCCGGATGATTTTACTTTACGTTTCCAAGCCTTTAATGCAAATGCTAAATCTTCTCTTTGTGTTCCTGTTACATTAACTGCTAAAGGATTTCCTGGAACTGTTGTTAAATGTTGTTTCTGTTTTTTGTTCATATATTATAAATTTAAATTTCTGGTTGCGGTGCTTTTGGTTTTTGTTGTCTAACGTTAAATCTAAAATGTTTTAATTCAGGTTTCTGTGCTAAATATCCTTGAAGCTTTTGTGATTCTAAACCTGGGTCTTGTCCTAGTCTAAAATAAAAGTATCCAATTTTACCCGATAGAGAGATTGTATGTTTAACTACAGTGAATCCTTTTCTCTCTGCCCATTCTTTAATTTCTTGTGCTACTGCTTGTGCTTCAGCCGGGTTTCTTAATACGTATTCGATGCCGCCGCGGTAGTCCGTGATATGATTAATTAATTGAGCTTCTTCTAAGTCAGATTCTGTTTTTAATGCGTCTTTCATGCCTTTTAACGCATCAGCCATATCTTTAGCATTTTGTACATCATCTTTTGTAAACTTCGGTATTGCCGTATTAGAAACTGGTGCTGCTTGTTCCGTTAAACCAAAAAACTCTTTGTATATTTTTTTAAGGGCGTTCATCATTCTACCTATATTATAATAATAATACGTTAATTATCCAAATTATCCAACATCATAATATTTGCGAAGGCCTTCAGCAATATCTTCATATGCTGCACCTAAACGTTGTTGAAGTTGACTCATTTCTTTTGCTGTAGCTTCGAATACTTTGTATGATTCGTTAAGGCCTTTCATATGACGATTGATAGTCATTTTATCAAACCATCCCTCATCTTGTAAAGCAATTGATTGAGCTTTTTCTACAATGTCACGTACTCGTTCTGTAAGTTCTTGTAAATTGCCTTTACCATAAACCGAATCACCCATTGCTGAGAAATTCTTTACAGCTTCCATAAAAGCTCGTTTTTCTTCTTTACTTAATTTTACTTGTTCATCACCATTAAGTGTTTCAAGAATATATGTTAAATTGCTTTTCATTATACTATCCTGCATTTACCATCTTCACATAAAATTGATGTAATGATGTCGTTTATTTTATTATATTTATTTAATTGAATACTTTTATTCACAGACTCATTCATGCCCGTAGGCCGCATAAAAGCCCCATGAGTAGAAGGATTTGAAACGAAGTCCCAACATATTAATTCAAAGTCGTCTTGAACTTCAACTACACCTTCACTACGTAATTCTTTTACGGAGCCTAAACCGCGAGACGAAATACCTAATGTAATACCTGCTTTAAATAATTCTTTAAGAATTTTACCAGAAGGTGTATCTAATATTTGTACTGCGCCCATTAAGTCATCACCTCTCCACCAAATCTTAAGAATATTATGTGATACATTATTCAAGTTAACAATTGATGATTCTGGGTGATCTAGTTCGCCTAATGCACGATGTTGATCAATATATTCTTTTTGATAACGACTGCATTCTCTTTCTAAAATTTGTCTAGGATATACTCGGCCATTTTGATTCTTGGCGCCTGCTCTTTGTAAAACTCCTTGTACTACAAAACCGCCTGGCACACCATATGCATCCCCAGATGATTCTGTTAATGAGCCCATGGGCTTAAATGGAATATATTCTACAATCAATGTTTTCGACATCTTATTCTCCTAATGCTCTAACTCGCTCCGATATTTTAATTAATTTTTCTGAAATCTTAGTTAATGCTTTTTGTGTACTAGAACCATATGTTGAAGCTGATACTCCTGATTCTGTTTTTAATCTTGTATTATAATTAACTAATGTTTCAATTTCTTGCAATTTTTTAGCTAGCTCCTTGATTGTATTTTTTACTTTTCTTTCAGGGCTTAAATGTTTATCTTCTGTTGCAAATCTTCGATATGATTCTATAAGTTCTTCATATTTACGATCCATCATCTCATAAACTTTAGATGATTTATCAGGTATATTTGCAGTGCCATATGGCTGATTAGTAAACTTAACTGGATATTCCTGATCCTTATTCGGCCATTTATCTGTATCTGTAGAGAATGGAAATTTATCTTGAGATGTTTCCTCTGACGATTCAGGTGTTTGATGTACATCATCTTTCCATCTAAATGTCGGCGGAGTGTTTACTGATTCGTATTTAATTTTCTTTTTCTTTTTCTCATATTGAGCAGGCGTTAAAAAAGCACCTGGAGTATTATATCCTGCAACGGCAGCAGTGACATTTTGTTCAGATACATCTGCATCTTCCGATTGTTCTTCGGTTTCTAGTTCTATGAACTTTTCTTCCATTTCTCTTAAGAACGATTTCATTAATGCATCTCCTTTAATTCTCTAACTAAATCAAAATAACGTAATAAAGAAAGTACATGAGATTCTTTAATAGTTTTCATATTCTCTACAGTACATAACATTTCCGAAAGTTTCTGTACTTTAATTTGTGTAACTTTGTCAGTTATTAATTTTGCTTGAGCTGCCAAATCTTTTTTGATTGCAGGTATGATGGTTTGAACGTATTCTTTTAAAGCATTAGTATCATTAACATTTGTTATATACTTATTTAAAAGTTGTTTTTGCGATTCATCTAAATTGTTTGAATATTTTTAATTAAATTTATCAATCATCAATTTATATGTTAATAAACGAACATCTTTTGGTTGAGATTGAAATGCTTCCAATGTTAAATCTTTTGTCGGTTGTTTGCGTTCAACAATCATTCCGTTTTCTAAAATAACATTTTTACATTCCAATAATTGTTTCGGATTATCCGTTTCTTGATATTCAAATATCATATAAATTGAAGCTAACGTTTTGTAGTTATTGATATGAATTTTTGAAATATCATCAAAATTAAAACGTTGTGAAATTTCTTTAACTAAATTATAACGCTGACGTTTTAATAAACTTTGATTTAATTTTGAATGAGTTGATTTAATAGTTCGTATATAATCTAATGCTTGCGCCTCACTTTTATATTGTTCTTTTAACAATGAATTATATAAATACAATTCTTTAGCAAGTTCTGTATTTTTTCCGAAATATTTTTTAATTATATCAACCGTTGTCGTTTTGCTAGATGATAATGTTTCTGATGTTAGTTTTCTTACTAACATTTCGAATAGAATTCCGGTATTTTTATATTTCGAATGTTTTAATTTTTTCATATTTAATACAGTTCTTTTTTATTTAATAAATATGGTTGAAATTATAAAATGTTTCCTTCATCTAGTATCGTACCTTGATCTAAATCTTTTTTCTTATTTTTCAACGTTTCAGTTATAATATTAGGTCCTTTTGAATTATTTTTATTTAAATAACGAAGTATATTATGATTTTCAGTTGCTACTGGTCTAACGGTTTTATCGAAACGTTTATCTGCCGTAAATGTTGTTTTTTGATTTTCTGGATTGAATGCCTGATCAAGTTCTTTTTTGCCTGTTGGATCCCATCCAAATGCATTTTTATGTTGTCCAAACTTAATACCTTCTTTTGGTCTGCCACCTTGATCTTTTTGTTCAACTTCATCAGTTGACATATGCATTGAAGCTAAATCATGAGGTGTTCCAAATGAAACGCCGGTTACTGCAGGATCATTTCCTTCTTGTTCGATTTGATTTTGACGGAATCTAAGTTTAAGATCTTCAACTACATCAGTTCGTTGTTGTAACCATTCATCCTCTGACATATTAAATATAAATTCATATA